ACGCAAGCGGATGGGATTTACCGACTTGAAAAAGGAAGCCTTTCGATTATACAAACACTGGAAACCGGATACTGTGATTATCGAGGCCAAGGCCAGTGGTATGCCGCTTGCACACGAGATGCGGCAAGGCGGCGTGCCGGTACAGACGTTCACACCGGGTAAGGGAACCGATAAACTATCTCGCGTAAATAGCGTGAGTGTTATACTGGAGAATGGTCTTTGTTGGGCACCTAAGCATAAATGGGCTGACGATTTAGTTGAAGAACTACATAACTTCCCTGTTGGTAAGTACGACGATCAAACAGATAGTACAACTGGTGCGTGGATGAGGTTTTCCTCGTCGGAAGATGAAGTACTATTAGTAGCTTACACAGGGTAAATTAACATGGCCGTGAATAACCAGATCGAACGTCAAAATGAATATATAGTTGACGACGCAGACCCCCAGTCAGTGGATGTGGAGTTCGACTTACCTGAGAACAGCCCAATAGAAGAGCTGGATGACGGGGGCGTGCTGATTGGTGAGGTTGAAGAAGACAGCGGCCTGCCGTTTATTAACGATGCTCCCCATAATGCGAATCTGGTTGCGTACTTCGAAAAGCAAGACCTGACCAAAATGGCGAATTCTTTAACGGAAGCCTGGAAAGAAGACGATAGTTCGCGTAAGGAATGGAAAACGGCTTACGAAAAAGGGCTTGATCTGCTGGGCATTAAGATCGAGGAAAAAACAGAACCGTTCACAGGCGCATCCGGCGTCTATCATCCTCTACTCGCAGAAGCGGTAGTTCAATTCCAGGCGCAGGCATATAAGGAAATCTTGCCAGCCGGTGGCCCGGTACTCGGTAAAGTAGTAGGCGATGAAACGACTGATCGTATGGAGCAAGCCGCACGTGTTCAAGATTACCTGAATTACCAGATACTGGAGGTAATGGAGGAGTACGACGAGGACATGGACCAGTTGTTATTCTACTTACCCTTGTCTGGTTCAGCATTTAAAAAAGTATATTTCGACCCAATTGAGAATAGATCCGTTAGTACATTTATCATGGCAGATCATCTCACCGTGCCCTATGGTACCAAGAGTCTAGCGAGTGCTACGCGAATTTCCCATGACTTTATCATGGCGGGTAATGAGTTGTTGAAGTATCAGGCAACGGGTTTTTATTCGGACGAACACATGCCGGAACCCATCGGGGCGGGGCCGGTAACCAACGAGACTGATGACAAGATAGATGAGTTGCAGGGAACATCCGGGCAATATTACCAGTATGATGACAACTACCAGATAGTTGAGATGCACACTAACCTGGAGCACGAGGTCTTGTCGGGGTTTCCTGAACTGGAGAACCCCGGTCCTGCCAAGCCTTACATTGTAACGCTCGATCCGGAATCGAACGCGATCCTCTCCATTCGACGTAATACGGAAGAAGGTGACGAGAAGCATAAACAACTTACTCACTTTGTTCATTACAAGTTCCTGCCGGGACTGGGATTCTACGGGTTTGGTTTGATCCACATGATCGGCGGGCTGACAACCTCGGTAACTGCAATATTAAGACAGTTGATTGATGCCGGTACGTTCGCCAATTTACCAGGCGGCTTAAAGATTAAAGGTATGAAAATTGAGGGGGATGAAACCCCCATTAACCCTGGGGAATTTCGTGATGTCGATACACCCACGGGATCACTGCGTGATGCAATTATGCCGCTGCCCTACAAGGAACCGAGTGCTGTACTTGCCGCACTCCTTGGGACACTGGTTGAATCGGGACAACGCTTTGCCTCCATCGCTGATATGCAGGTTGGTGATACCTCCGGACAACAACAACCCGTAGGAACGACGGTTGCGATGCTGGAGCGCGGGACGAAAGTAATGTCTTCTATCCACAAGCGGATACACAATGCGCAAAAGAAAGAGTTCAAGATTTTAGTACGGTTGGTAAAAGATACCATGCCGGATGACGCGCCTTATCCTTACGCGGTACAAGGTGCGGATCGGTTTATTATGCGCTCGGATTTCGATGATCGGGTTGATATCATTCCGGTCAGTGATCCTAATATCTTCAGCATGGCACAACGCGTTATGATCGCGAGCCAACAGCTGCAGATGGCAACCCAAGCGCCCCATATCCATAATGAACGTGAAGCGTACAGACGGATGTATGTTGCCATGGGGGTGTCGGATGTCGAGTCCATGCTTAAACCGGAACAGAAGCCCTTACCATTAAGTGCGGTAGAAGAGAATAAGAACGTACTTCAAAATAAGATGTTGGTTGCTGTACCGGAAATGAACCACGAAGCGCACATTAAGGCGCATATTATGTTCTTACACACACCTTATGTTATGTCCAGTATGGAGTTTGCCGCTAATCTGGTACAGGACATTATGAGCCACATTACTATGATGGCAAAAGCGGAAGCAGGCGGAGATAAAGATAAAGCCACGCAAATTGAGCTATCAATGTTTGAGGACATTCTGCCGCAGATTCAACCACCGACTCCACCGCCGACCAAGCAGGAAGAACTGGCGACACGACAACTGGATATTGAAGAAACGGACAATCTGGAGAAACATACCGTTGATCGTGAAGAGATGGACAGCGATGAACGTCAGGCGCATGCGGCTAATATTACAAAGATATTGACCAGTGCGACAGAGAAGAAAGGGACTCCTCCCAATCCGAGTAAGTCATGAGCCAATATCTTACAGAAGCGAAGAAGAAAATATTAGTATTGCTTAATTCGCGGGAAGAAGTATTATGTGGCGGGGGAGCTAAAGACTTCCCCGAGTATAAAAGGATTACAGGTGAAATATCAGGTCTAAATCTGTCTATCCGAGAAATTGATGACCTGCAAAAGAGGATAGATATAAACAATGGCGATACCGACGAAGACAGCAGCTGAATACCGGAACAGCATTACACGTGACGGCATTGCTGGTACATACGAAATTAACGGTAAAACAGTTAGCGAAGAAGAATTACAAGACGCACCGAGTATTAAATCTTTCGGCTCCAACCCCCTCCCTGATCGGGTTGAAATACAACGAGAAACACTGGTAGAACCCGCGTCCAACGAGGTACGCGCTGAAAACGAACGACACAAGCTCCCAGTCCCCCACGGTTGGAACATCCTTATAGTACCGTACTCTCAACCCCGTCAAAGTAAAGGGGGTATTCTCTTTTCTAATAAAACAGTTGAAATTGAACAACTGGCAACAAATGTTGGTTATGTTGTTGAAGTAGGTCCGTTAGCATATCAGGACCCGGCGAAGTTCGGTAAAGACCTGGAACCGTGGTGTAAACCCGGTGACTATGTAGTGTTCGGACGATACGCAGGTGCACGTATTAAAATGCGGGGAGAAGAGGGACAAGAAGATCTTGCTTGTCGTTTATTGTCAGATGACGAGATACTGGCAACGATAGCCGATCCTGAAGACTACGTAGGAGTAAGCTAAAATGCCTTTAACTTTAATGGATGGCGAAGACAAAGACCCCGCTGATATCTCCGAAGACGGTATAGAAGTTGAAATCAACCCTAACGTTGAGGAACAACTGGAAAGCGCAGCTTCAGATGGCGGTATTACGGGCACTCCGCTTGTAGTTCCGGACGTTGTAGAAACACCTGAGGTTGTAGAAACGCCTGAGGTTGTAGAAACTCCTGTAACACCAGAAGTTCCGGAAGGTACAGACCCCACCGTTGAAGAGAAATACAACACCTTCATGAAAGACAATCCCGAGGCACGGGATATTCACGGTAAGAAAACAGTTAAACGCATCGATAAGATGACGTATGCAACGAAAGAAGCAGAGCGACAACGTGACGAAGCCATTGCTTTCGCACAACGTACTCAGGAAGAGATTGTTAACCTTAAGAAAAATCAAACAACTCAAGACGGCGCTTTTATCAATGAACATAAGACGCGATTGGAAACCCAACTGGAGACCGTTAAGCAAGACCTTGCAAATGCTCACAGTCTCAATGATTCACAAGGTGTGGCAAACGCAACACAAAAACTGGCGCGATTGGGTGCTCAACTGGATACGGCGACCCAAACGGAAACACGATTCAAGCAACTGCAGGAAGCACCAGAGGTCGAAGCACCCCCTGTATATACGGCTCCGCAACCCGCTAAACCCCAACCCGATGCCAAGGCAGAAGAATGGGCAACCCGAAATGAATGGTTCGGGGACAACAAGGAACTAACACAGAGCGCTTTAAAGATTCATCAACAACTTGTTAACAATGAGGGTTACCTACCTCAAACGGATGCCTATTACCGGACGCTGGATGCTCGTTTACAAAAAAACTATCCAGAGAACGAGCACTTCAAAACGATTGAAGTATCTACTGCACCAGTACTTAAAACACCATCTTCCAGTGTTGCGCCAGTCGGAAGTAATCCAACAACCCGAAATAAACCCGGTCGGGTTCATCTAACGCAAAGCATGGTAAGCGTGGCGAAAAAGTTAGGTGTGCCATTGCAGGAATATGCTAAATCGCTTGAAGAATATAACAAAGGTAAGTAATATTATTAATTAACACAGACTGTATGGTCTGCAAGGAACGACAATGCGTAAAGCAACTGTAAAGAAATCTGTAACGAAATCGGCATCAACTAGAGCACCTCGCTCTACTAAACCTCGCGGGAAACAGACCCGCAAACCCGCTGTAGAAACAGCGCCAGAAACAGCGTTAGCGCCAGAAGCAGCGTTAGCGCCAGAAGCAGAAGTAACTACTAAGTTTGAAGAAGTCGAAGGACAATCAAACATATTAACCAGAGCGCTTCGCTCTGCTGATACTCGTGCTAGAAAAACACGCAGAAAATCGTGGAACCCTCCATCAATGTTGGATGCTCCCCCTCCTCCGGAAGGGTATCATCACCATTGGATCAGGGCAGAAATGTCGAATGCTCCGGATAAGCTCAATATGAGCAAACGCATGCGAGAAGGCTTTGAGCTGGTTCGCAGCAGAGAATATCCGGACTTTGAAGCCCCCACAATAGATGAAGGCAAACATGCAGGTGTAATAGGTGTAGGTGGAATGTTGTTAGCGCGTATTCCGATTGAGACGGTAGAAGAACGTCGTGCTTATTATCAGAATCGTACCCGCGCACAGATGCAAGCAATCGACAATGAGTTGATGGCCCATTCAAATCCATCCATGCCTATTCAGGCACCCAGCCGACGTTCTACTACAGAATTCGGTAATCCTGAAAACAAAGGAGATGAGGAATAACCTCATCGTTTTTTTTCTGTTTGTTTATTTATAGGAGAGTTTAGCTATGGCTAATCTTGATGCACCAAATGGGTTTACTCCCATTCGACACCTGACCGGTGGCGAGATTCGTATGGAGGAGATGATAATTCTGAAAGAAACAGCAGGTGCCATGTTTTCCGGCGATGTAGTAATGATGACTGCCGATGGCGTTATTAAAGTCGGAACAACGACTGCTGGTTTAGCAGCGGTTGGCATCTTCGCGGGTTGTAAATTTCGAAATGCCGCAGGGCAAGTGGTTTACAGTCCTTATTGGCCTGCTGCGCAACCAACACTCAACGATGAAGACGCAGTAGGTTATGTCTACTCTGATCCAAATATTGTGTTTGCTGCTCAAACTACCGGTGCTGCCGTCAAGGTAGATAACGGTGCCCTTCTCGATCTAACCGCAACTGCGGGTAGTACAGCTACCGGTCGTTCTGCAATGGAAGTCAACGAAGGAGCAAGTTCGGAAGATCAATTTCGGCAAATCGGATTGGTTAACAAACCGGGAAATGCCTGGGGCGCCAATGCTGAAATTGAGGTCGTGTTCCATGAGCATGTGCGTAATCCAGCAGCAGGAGTAGCAATCTAATGGCTATTAATAGAGCGCAACTCGTCGCCGAACTCGAGCCTGGTCTGAACGCACTGTTTGGTCTGGAATACAAGACTTACGCTGATGAAACCACGATGATCTTTGATACTGAAGGATCTGAAAAGGCTTTTGAAGAAGAAGTTCTGTTGACTGGATTCGGTGCGGCTGTCATTAAAGATGAAGGTGGAGGTGTCTCGTTTGACTCCGCATCTGAAGCTTGGACGGCTCGCTACGACCATGAAACAATCGCACTGGCCTTTTCACTGACAGAGGAATCTATTGAAGATAATCTGTACGAGAAGTTGTCAGCCCGTTACACGAAAGCACTTGCTCGTTCCATGGCTCATACCAAGAACGTTAAAGGTGCTGCTGTACTGAACAACGCATTTTCCGGCAACGTCATTGGTGACGGTGTTGAACTCTGCGGCGCTCACGTTACAGTTGCCGGTAACACTAACCTGAACTCACCGACTACTGGTGTGGATTTGTCCGAGACTTCTCTTGAAGCCGCGTACATCACCATCGCTGGCTGGACCGATGAGCGTGGGTTGGAAATTGCAGTTAAGCCGAAAAACTTGGTTCTTCCCGCTGATCTGACCTTCGTGGCAGAACGCGTGTTGAGATCAACCGGTCGCGTGGAAACTGCAGACAACGATCTGAACGCGATCAAAAGTTCCTCGGCTATCCCCGGTGGTTATGATATTAATCATTACCTCACCGATCCGGATGCGTGGTTCCTTAAAACTGACTGTCCTAATTCATTGAAGCACTTTTTACGTGCGGGAATTAAGACGGGCATGGAAGGGGACTTCGAGAGTGGAAGCATGCGATATAAGAGTCGTACCCGATATTCGTTCGGTGCGAGCGACTATCGTGGTATCTTCGGTTCAGAAGGTATTTAGTCATAACGCAGTAAGTAAAACTAAAAAGGGCTTCTTCGGAGGCCCTTTTTTATTCTAAGGAAATATAATGAGTTCATATCATAATTCGTTCTACGAAGGGCCTAGTGATAAGCCTAAACCAACTAAACCTGTTCGGACAGATCATGCTACTTACGGCGACATGATGAAAGATGTCACCAGGAAATTTAACCCAACGGACCCTAAAGTGAAGAAAGCAGAAAAAGATGCGGGTGTAGACTAACTAATCTACCGATGATACTCTACAGATAAGGGATTTCGAGCTGAAGGTCCGAAGTTTAAATGACAGTCCTACATTGCGCCCTACTTAACTTATTTTTCATCAATTAACTAAGAGGAAGTTAATAATGGCTAAACCTAAAACTCATCTTCAAGAAAATCTCGCGCATTCCACTATTGGCCCAAACCGGGCATATGCATATCGCTCTCACGCTGGCTTAGTCCCATCCGGGGAATTTGCCGTTTACTTTAACGATTTCTTCGAACTCCCAACAACTAACGCAATCCCTGGCACCACTGCTATTATTGATACCGGCGCAACGCTTACTTCAACAGAAACCGACGCCATTGGTTATCACGGCGCTTTGGACATTGCTTCCGATGGCACAGATGAAGGCGTAACCTTATATTGGCCCAAGGTTATAGAACTAGGTCTTGGTAAGAAATTTTTTATGGAGGTTCGGGTATATACTGACGATGCGGATGATACCGATGTTCAATTTGGTCTGTCTGATCTTACAGCAGTAACTAACCCCGAAGATGTCTGGACAACTGCTGCCGCCAACCTGATTGCTTTTGGTGTACTTAATGGTGATGCTACCGTTACCATGTTGTGCGACAAAGATAACGCCGGGGCCGCAGCCAATCTAGGCAGTAAAGACCTGTCAGATACTACCTGGCACGTACTTGCCATTGAGGTCACCGGACTAGCCGCGAGTGGTACTATGGGTGTTAAGGGTTACGTCGATGGTGAACTTGCCATCACATGGGATACGGAAACAGAAATCCCTGATGATCTGGTACTTGCTCCGTTTATTGGTGGAAGAACTGGCGATGACGCTGG